TAACGCAGAGAGCGATGCCTATATCACTCAATTGATTCATGCCGTGGTTGCAACTGCCGAGCAGTGCTGCCGTATGGAGATTCAACCCAAGACATTCCAATTTTACACGCCTCGTTTGCATCAATATCTCGAACTCAGGAAGCGCCCTTTCACAGGCAATCTGTCAATTCAGATTATGAATACAGACGGCACATGGACGGCAGTCGATACCAGCACTTATTACACAACCCAATACGGGCCGTGGATAAGGGTTTACCCGCAATTCAACGTGGGCTGGCCTCCTTTGTATGTGGATCGCCCTGACGCTATCAAAGTGCAGTTCGATGCTGGGCTGGCAACACCAACCTCTTCTTCATGCCCGACAGACCTTCAATTAGCGATGCTCAACCATTGCTCCGTGCTCTATGAGCAGCGAGGAGATTGGGGATCGTCTGATGTCGGCGTGGCCTCAATGATTCAGAACCTCCCGTCCTATACCCAGCTCGTTTACAACCAATACAGAGTGGCGAATCGTTAATGGGAAGACAAGATACAAATATTCCTAAGCGCCGTCGCCGTAGGGTAGTCGCTTTAGGCGATCTGAATGAAAAGATTTCAATCCAGACAAGGAATCAACAGAGCCAGTTTGAATCAACGACTGGCGCTGCGCAGGAAGTCTTTACGACCGTTGCCACGCCGTGGGCGCTGGTGGAGACTTATCGAGGACAGAATTTCTTTGACAGCATTGAGCAGGGCTTGAATCCGACTCATGTCTTTTATATCCGCAACCGTCCAATGACTGACGAGGAAGCATGGCTTCTGTACAGAGACAGTCGTTTCGATATCCTGGATGTCGAGAATCTGGACGAGAGAAGCGAGTTTCTAAAACTAACTTGCCGTGCGACGGGTAAACAAGTTATGCCATCCAATTCCAATCCAGTTCAAGGGGCATGGGGTTAATGTTCCAAATAGAGATGGACGCAACGTCCAAGCGCACATTCAATACGCTTCAAAATGCCGCATTGCTTATTCAAATGTTCGAGCAAGGCATTAATAAAGGCTGGATTGATATGGGACGTGCCTTGGTTCGTAGAGGGCAGGACTCGATTCGGAAAGACCCTAAAACAGGACGAATTTACGACGTTCCAAAGCGTTTAAGAGCCATTGTGGGTAAGCGATATCACCAAGCATCCGCTCCTGGTGAGTCTCCTGCTAACTTCACTGGCGAATTGGCAAAGGGTCTGCACTTTGTGAGTCATTACACTCAGCTCGAATGGGGATATGACGCAGATCAAAACTACGGCAAGTTCTTAGAGACAGGCACTCGCAAGATGAGTCCTCGTCCGATGCTCGAAAAAGTCTCAAATGAGATTGCGGGTATTGCTGAGAACTATATGTATGCCGACATTTACAAGATTCTCAGGAAGAGATTTTAGATGAAGCTTTCAGAGATTATCACTCAGCTTGCCTTTCGCTTGCCGCAATATACACCGAAGTTCAGTGCATTGCTTTCTGTTAGCACCGCTGGAGCAAGTAACGGCCTCGTGACCGTTGTGTCAAATGGCGCTCATGGAATGGCGACTGGTAATTACGTTCTCGTGGGCGGCATAGAGGTTCTACATTCGGTCACTTCCACAGAGATTAAAAACGGCGAACTGTACATCACCCTTGCCTCCGATCACGACTTGACTGAAGACTTTGATTTCACCGCCAAGATTACTGGCGCTAATCAGAGTGCTTATAATGGTACGTTTCTTGTCGAGCGTGTCCCGAACAGGCGCACATTTAGTATTGATTTGCCTGTCGGCCAAACAACGGTGCCAACGGGTACTTTGGTTTTCCATGAGTTTCCTGAGTATGGTTATAACGCCCCATATCCTATCACAGTTGTCAATTCGACCACATTTACATTCCAGCTCCCAAACAATTTTACTCAAGCAAACTTGAATCTAACAATCGCCCGTGGACAACGTATCATCGGTGTTCCTGACTTGGAACGCGCCTATGAGCTTTATACCAGGGAAGCAGCTGGGAACTATTACGCCTATGTGGCGATGGAGATTGCAACAGTCTCGAAAGACAGATTAATTCTCAGTGATGCTCTGGCTAACGTTGCCGCAACGACAGATGTCCGACAGTTGCTCATTGAACCATTCTCGGTTTATGTCTTCACACCAACGACAGAGACAATGAGTGCAGTTCCTCAGATTGACGACTGCTATAGCGAAATCAGAAACGCGATGCTCAAAAGTCTTGTGGGCTTAAGATTCGACTCTGACTTAACCGGCGTTCCTTATTCTGGCGCTTATTTAACAGGGCATGGATTAATCGCCTATACGAAGTCTCTCTATATTCATCAATACCGTTTCGAGACGACAAAGGAAATCACCTTCGACGACTCGGCTGCATCCGATATCGCAAACAACCCAAGTCGAGCATTCCGTGATATCTACTTCACGATGTCTCAACAAATGGAATACGACTTGCTTACAGATCATATTAATTTAGATGACGAGCCGCTGGAGAGCTAAATGGCAAACATGAAAGAGCTGATAGCCGCTGCAAGCGCTACCACTAACCCAGCACCCAGCACATTGGGAACGGTTAGCCCTTATACAAGCAGCTCAGACAACCGTCTGACAGGTCAAGCAGCCTGGACAAGCCAGGGAGTGCAAGCACTCATTTCCAAGTATGGTGAAATCAAAAGAAACCGTGGACGAGTAGACTTTAATCCGTCAAGCCCAACAGCGACCTTTACCGTGACCATCTGGGCCTTTGATCGTATCACTTCGACTTGGTTTACCCCAGACGCAGGAGACTCGCCTTCACTGGCCTGTACGGGGCCAACCAGCACGTTTATTGATGACATCGGATTCGATGCTTGGTATCTTCAAATTAGTGACGTTTCAACTGGAACGATTCAGATCCTTTATGATACTGATATCTTTCAGCCGTTGAGTAATGTGCCACAGATTTACGACCTCTCAACCCTGCCAGGGTTGAAGGAATGGCTAACTGTCCGTACTGCTTCTACTGTCCAACATGGCGGTTCACCCGCTGGGAATAATCAAGGTGTAAGTACCTGGGCTAGTAAAAATGGATCATTCACTTACACTCAGGCCGATACAGGCGTGGATGCAACTCAACCCATTCTTAAAACCAATATCCAGAATGGGCTACCCGTTGTTCGCACATCAGCCACAACAGGCTTAATTAGCACAGATGCCAATGTAAGAGCTGTTTCCCAGAACATCGCTGGACAGACTCTTATTTTCGCCGGAGGCTGGGACGACTTCAATACTGGAGCCGATATCAACCTTCTTTGGCAGGAATGGATTGGCGGTTATGCAAATCAACGTTCCATTATCTTTATGTCAAAAAGCGCTACCAGTCAAGCTTTCTTGTTTTTAGGAGCACGTAGACTTGATGGTGAGAGCACTGGACAAATCCAGTCAGCTGAATATGTGCCTCCAGGATTTGCTATCTGGACAATCGTTTTCAACTACGCCACAGGTTCTGCAAGCGCAAGACGCAATGGTGTCTATGTGATTCCTGATACACCTGTTAGCGGCATGTCAACGGGTAATACCTCAAACACAGCCATTGACGAGGCTGATATTGGAACGCCATACGGAGAAGGTTCGACTTTTGATCTATCTGAGTTCATTCGATGCAACCAAGTCCTTTCACTTTCAACAATTCAATCTGCCGAGAATGCCCTGGCGATTATTTATGGGGTGGATTTCGGTCTGTCTCCTCTCGTGTCTAATCCTTCTAATTATTTAATGGTATTCAACGACGAATTCAACTCAGGTTCTTCGCCTGATTCTACCAAGTGGAATCGCACGTATGATGACGGTCGCCGCACTACACCAACCAATAACGAATTGGAATGGTATCTGGATGCGAATGGCACGGTATCGGGTGGTGTGCTGGATATCGTATGCAAGCATGAAAACTACTTCGACTCTGGAAGCAGTACGACTTTCCCTTATACCAGTTCTATGATTGCGACTTGGGGCAAGTTTACCCAGCAGTACGGATACTTTGAAATGCGAGCCAAAACGCCTCCAGGCGTGGGTACATGGCCTGCTTTTTGGTTGCTCCATGATTCTCCATATTGGGAGATTGATATCCTTGAGAAGTTCAGTCAGAACGACCGTGTGTGGGGAACCACATATAACATGGGTGCATCACTGCATCAGCAGGGCTTCTGGCGCAATGGAACTGACTGGACAACCACTTATCATAAATATGCCGTCGAGTGGACTTCAACCTATATTCGCTGGTACTTCGATGACTACAAATTCTTCGAGGTCACAGATACGAATTATATTCCAAACGTACCGATGTACATTATCGCGAACCTCGCTATTGACGGAAATAATCCGCCTGATATGAGCACAGTCTTCCCTTGCGATTTCCTCATTGATTATATCCGCGTCTACCAGAAGCTTTCGTAACCAATTAAAAGCAAACTTCAGAACGAGTTGCTATAATCAGATTACTACGACTGTAAAAGTTTTCTAATTCGGACGGGGTTTCATATTAATGGCAATTCAAAAACCAGCGGTCACAGTGACCTTGCGTGGCACTAATGCTACGATTTCTACTGGCCCTCAAAAAGTCCTGTTTGTTGGACAAATGACATCAGGAGCTGTCGCTACTGATACGGTATTGGTTGAGAATATCGGCAACGCAAATGAGTGGGATGCTCTGTTCGGGCATACTTCCATGCTTGCAAGTATGATCCGTGCTTTCCGTAAAATCAACCCTGTTACGCACATTGATGCAATTCCTTTGGCCGACTTGTCTGGCGGTACTGCCGCGACAGGCTCAATCGCATTCACAGGAACATCAACTGCGGCTGGTACTCTTTACGCAACGGTCGGTGGTTATAACGATAACCGTTACCAACTCGATATCACAAGTGGCATGACTGCGACTGCGGCTGGAGCTGCTCTGGCTGCCTTAGTCAACGCAGATTACGAAGGCTGGACAACTGCTGTAAATACAACTGGTTCAGTTGCTTTGACTGCTATTCACAAAGGCACAGAAGGCAACACAATCAACCTTATCGTTGAAGGAAATGTTCCTGGCCTCACAGTGACTGTTACCGCGATGGCGAGTGGTGCTGGGAACCCTGTTATTACTTCCATCTTCAACCAAGTGGCAGATGCTCGTTACCAAACAATCGTCTTCCCTTCAACCTACGCTGTCGGCCCAACCTTACTGAACTTCCTCGATCCTCGTTTCAACGTTGTTAATGACGTTCTCGACGGTCGCTTGGTACAGTGTATTGCTGACTCTAAGGCTAACTTGATCTCAACAGGTACTGCAAACAACAGCCAGAACTACGTCATCATCGGTTTAAAAGCCGTTGCCGATACCGCCTTCAAAGGTAATGGTTCACGTCTCTTGCCTTGCTCAATTGCATCTCAAGTTGCCGCTATTCGTTCATTACGTTTAACGGAAGGAGCAAACATTGTCGATTATGTTACTACTTCTGCTGGTTCTCTTGATACTATCGGGGGAGCTGCTTTAGCCTCATTCCCATACTTCAACACACCGTTGCCTTTCGTTCCTGTCTTCCCTGTTGGTAAAGACTGGTCTAAAGACGACGTTGAGGACTTGGCTGCGGCTGGTATTTCTTGCATCGGTAACAACCGTGCGAAGAACCTTGTCGTTGTGGGTGACTTGGTTACGACTTACAAAACTGACTCTTTCGGTAACGCTGACGTAACTTTCAAATATCTGAACAACGTAGACGTTGCTTCTACCGTTCGTGAACTCTTTGACAGCAATCTGCGCCAAGAGTTTGCACAATGCCGTTTGACCCTCGGTGATCTTCGCCCAGGCCGCTCAATGGCGAATGCAAAATCAATCGCGGCTTTCTGTGATCAGATCTTCTCTCTCTTAGGGAACTCTGATTTTGTCCTCGTTCAAGGTGGGCCTGAAGTTATCGCGTACTTCAAGGCGAACCGTACTGTATCGATCAATATGCCAGCTGGCTCCGTTACGATCATCATGTTGGTGCCTATCGTAACTCAGCTTCGCGCAATCATCGTTCCGATGCAGATTACTTTCAGCATCAACTAATATTTGAGGGAAACTAACAAGTGGTAGCTTTTGATAATACAACTCGCTTAGCGAATCCAGCCGTGCTGGTCAACAACCAAGCGATTCTCATTGTTCCTAACTCCTTCAAATATACTGAAGGTTTCGGAGAACAAAAGGTCGAACCTCAGTCAGGTGGCGGAGGCTATATTCAGAACGTGTATGGACAAGATGTCAGCACTTCTCTGTCTATGGTTTCATTTACAGTTGCCAACACTGCACAGAACATCGAAGATGCGAAGCAGTGGAAGCTTAACGGAAACGCCAACACGATTATCGTGACCTGTAATGACTTCAGCCGCACCTTCACATTTGCTTGTTTGATCAACAACTATGAAGTAGGCATGGGGTCTGACACCAATATTGATTTCGAGTGGCTGTGTAATCCCGCAGTTTAAGCTCTAACATACGCTATAATAAAAGAAGGGTGTCACAGTGGGTTACATCCTTCTTTTTAGTGTTACGCAAAGTGCATACGTGTGCACTTCATGCGCAGTGGAGTTTCGAGTGTGAGTAGTAAACATATTTCTGAGTTCGTTTTCGAGCTTTCTAAGCCTATTGAGTATGCTTCGGGCGGCGATGTTGCAGAGGGTACAAGCCTTACTGTCTACGCTCCGAACAACCAAGTCGGTAAATATTGCGCCTTAATCGAGTCACAATACAACCGAGCTTTGATGGATTTTCAGATGAAATTCTCTCATTTAAATAATGATGAGAATCGCGATAAAGCCAAAGAAGCGGCAAGTGAGCTTTCAGAAGACGACCAGCAAGACACAATCCTGATGATGCTTTTCAGCTCGGCAGAGATCGACAAATGCATGGTAGCTTTCCAGGAGTTGATTACATTCCAACATGGCGGTAAATACGCTTCATGTCGTGTGGATGGGATTCAACACCTTACAAAGCCTCTCTATGAGCAATTGTCATACCGCGATACAAAGGCGTTGATGGGTAAATATATCGTAAATTTTATCAATACTTCCCGTCAGAGTTAAAGAAGTCAGTGCCTGGAGGACAAGAAGTGGTGTTCGCTAGACTGATGAAGTATTACAAAGGCGGCTTGACGCTAACCAATCTTGAAGAGATGACCTTCCCAGAGATTATGGAATACGTCGATGCAGCCAATTATCTGATAGAGGAAGAAAAGCGAGCTAACAGATAGGGTTGGGTTTCAATGGCTTTTTCCGTCTCCTTTGCATTTAAGGCAATCGATCAATATAGCAAAACAATGAAGCAGATTGCTCGTGCGACTCAGGGTCAGGCGAAAGCCATTGATGCTTTAAATAAAGCCTTAAAAGAGAACAGACAGCAAATTGACGACTCTGCAAAGAGCGTCAAACTGTTATCGGGGAGATTCAGTCGAAGCGCAACCAATGTCGATAAATATACCAAAGCTGTAAGAGAATCGACAGCCGCTACCAACGAACAAGAGAAGGCAATCCGCAAGCTCTCGAATATGGGAGTTTTTGGCGGAAAAGGTGGCAGCCCAAAAAGCAAGACCATGTACAATCAATACGGCGCTGGGGCGGCGACAATGGCGATGATGAATAGCAATACCCGTCTTCGCAATGGTATTGGGCCTCATGGTTGGGGTGCTCTTTCACGCTCACAAGCAGATGAATGGAAAGCCCAACTGAGACGCTATTCTCGCGGTAAGGGCTTTGAAGGCATGAAGATGAATTATGCCGACTTCAATCGTGTCTCTGCGGCTCAAGCAGCAAGTAATATCTCTTCCCGCAATTCATTCTCAGGATTATCAAGCAAGCAAAGTCGTGACTGGTCTGCTCAGCTCGCCCGATATAAAAATGGCGATGGCATGAGCGGCATCAAGAAGGGCAAGTCCTTCTGGGGCAAGTTTGGGGTGTCTCGTGACCTTAACATGGCTGGTTTCTCTTTAACCGCCCTCGGTGGAGCTATTCTGGCTCCTTTCGTTTATGGCGCGAAAGCCGTCGTGGACTTCGACGAAGGGATTGCTCGCGTTAAGAAAATCATCAAAGGCTCAAATCCGAAAGGTGAGGGCGAGTTCCAGGTAGCTCGAAAAGCTGTTCTCGACTTGGGCAAGAACACAGCGATGAGCTTAAACGATATCTCAGAGATTATGGCTAGCGCTGCGGCGGGTGGTGTCAAAACTGGTGACTTGAAAGGGTTTACAGAAAAAGCCATTCAGACATCTATCGCTTTTGACATGGATGCTGGAAGCACCATTAAGGCCATGTTGGCTGCTAAAGCTGGCGGTAAGATGTCCTTGCCTCAACTCTATCATTACTTAGAACAAACCAACATGCTCGACAACTTGAGTAACGCTGAAGGCCGAGACATTTTGGCACAGACAGGTAACGTCCTGGGTACTGCTAAGAACATGAATATGAAATCGGGTGACGCGGCTGCTTTTGTGACGACGATGATCGGAAACAAAATCGGGGAAGCGTCGGCACAAGATACTAACTTCATGAACTTGGCTAAACTGGCCGCACCTAGCACGATGTCAAATCCTGCTCAGGCTGCTTTGATTGCCTTATACAACAACGGTAAACCAATTAAAAACAAGAAGCAAGGGACAGATATTCTCAAAACGCTCAGAGACAATATGAGCACGAACGCCACGGAGACGTTGATTGACTTCCTGACACGTATCCACGCACAGAAGCATCCTAAAGATTACACAGGTAAAATCTTCCGTCAAGGCTTGCCGCAAGAGTCTATCATGGCCTTATCGCAGTCACTGCCTACCTTGCGTGACAACTTAAAGATTGCGCGAGGAAATGTAGATGGCTCACTGTCTCGTGAGTATCTTGCCAGAATGGAAACCTATATTGGTTTATGGAAGATGCTGCAAAACCGTGTCAACATCTTCTTTGTCACACTCGGCGATGCAATCAATAAAAACGATCATTTGAAAAAATTCCTCTTCGGACTTGCTAAGGCATTCGGAGATATCTTGACTCATATTGAAAACTTCATCACAAAGCATCCAAAACTGGCTGCGGGTATCACTATTCTGATTATCTCAGCAGGACTTTTAACCTTGGGTTTAGGTGCCTTGATGTTCGCCATTTCTGGCCTTAATGAGATCCTAATCGCTTGGGAAATTCTTATGGCCGCTGGAACAATGGCTATGGGTAACTTTGGAATTAAGACAGCCTGGATGAGTGCTGAAACGGCAGCAAGCACTATCGCTACAGCGAAGCTGGGCAGTGCTATGGCTCTTCTAACCAATCCAATCACACTGGCAGCTGCGGCTCTCGGTGTCTTGTACCTGACAAACAGTGACTTCCGTGACTCTGTAAATAGCTTTGTAAAAGGAGCAGGAAGCTCTTTCTTACTTTGGCTCAAACAAGCCGCTCAGTTGGCTGACAATCTTTCAGAAAAAATCGTCGGTCTTAGATCCCTTGTGGGTATGTTCAACGGAAAAGGCAACCCTGAAGAGTTCATTCGTCTTAGCCATTTAGCAGATGATGCTAAAGCAAGAGGCGACATGGCTAACTATCAATGGTTAAGCGAACAAGCTGAAAAGAACAGACCAGGGGCTTATAAGAATTTCGACCAAGCTGACGAAAATAGAAAGCAAATGCTGATGCAAGCTTTTGATCTTTCTGAAAGAGCTGAAAAAACAAAATCGGTCGTGCGTATTGGCCCTAAGCCTATGTGGGAACAAGTCATGGATTCCCATAATCAATTATCCAATGGCCCGAATTTCGGCATCCGCGACTCTGTAAAACAACTCACAGGGCAAACGAGTATCGCGCCTTTGAAAGGGCAGCTTGACGTTCATGTTTATGATCACAAAACAACGGTTAATGCTCGCAATACTGATAAAAACAGTCAAGTAAAATACAACACTGGTACGAATATGGCTCCCCCTAAAACCTCGGCAGGAGGCTGGTAATGGCTCTAAATGACCTCCATAATAAGCTCTATACGGCCAGCTATAATGGTGTGCCGTTCCTTTTCACTGACACAGAGCGTGAAAGTGGACGTAAAACAGCCGTTCATGAATACCCTGGCACCTCCCGACGTTTTGTTGAAGACTTGGGAAAATTTCTGCCTGTCTTCCGAATCACGGCTTGTCTGTCTAATCCAGGCGATGATTATTTCCTAAAGCGTGATGCCTTCTTAACAGAGATTGAGAAACCAGGGCCAGGGGACTTATCGCATCCTTTCTATGGCTCCTTTAAAGTCTCTATCGTCAACTTACCGAAGGTAAGAGAAAGTATTCGCAGCCTCGGAGTTGTGGAGTTTGACATCGAATTCGCCGTCACTGGTGAGGACGTTCTACCACAGATCATCGGGCCTACGTTTACTGGTATTCAGGCCAAAGTCACAGCGACAAGCAGTAACCTTGTTACTGGATTATCAAATAATTTTAAACCTGCTGTAGGAAGCAAATCAAGCTACAACTGGAACGTGGGTATGGTTCAGTCTGCGTTGAATTCATTCAACAATTCTGTGCTTCAAATGAAGCGCCAAATTCAGACTAGCACTTATTTCCAGAGCTTTAATAACCTTCTGCGTGATAGTCAAAAAATTGCATTGACCATTTCTGGCACAGGCAACAGCCTGGGTAAATTTATCAATAGCATATTCAACAACTACAGAGAGCTGGAAGTTACACCTACGATTGCTTTTAGCGGCCTGAAGAATCTTTTTGGATATCGCAGTGAATTTATCAACAAGGCTGCTCCGTTCAAGCAAATCGATCCTGGCGCGAAGCGCGTCATTCAGGCCAACACGAATCCACAGCAATCACTTCCAAATCCTATCACCATTCAAAAGGTGAATGACATTGCCAACCATAATTTGCTGTCATCAACCGTAAATATGCTGGCGCTCGTCTATGCTTACGAGCAAGCCGCTGATATTGACTACGTTACCAGCGATGATGTGGACACTGTGCAAGGTGCACTTGAGGATCAATACCAATATATCCTGACTTTGCCAGACATCGATTACGATCTCTTGCAGCAAATTATTGATCTGCGCACTGATATGCGCTCATTCTTCAATGACATTGGCAAGCAAGTATACCAAGTTATCCCTGTAAAAACAACTAATGTTCCTTTAGCTGTGCTACTCTACGATTACTATGCCGACTTGTCAAGCCAGGATGAGATCCAGCAACTAAACGGCATCGTGGAGCCTTCCTTTGTTGAAGGCGATATCAAAATTCTAGTGGTGAAATAACCGATGCTTTCTGTCTTAGTGAACGGGCAAAAATACGAGAATTTCGTCTCTTACGAAATCACGCGAAGCGTGGAAGATCTTGCTGGCACGTTCTCAATTGAGATGACAAACGGCTGGGAGAAAGAGCCTCCAGTAAAGATGCGCTCTAAAATCCAGATCTTCGTTGATGACACTAGCATCCTAATGGGTTTTGTTGAGAAGCTAAACGTTCGTTACGATAATGGGCAGCATATTATCCGATTCAGTGGCCGTGACAAGGTTTGCGACCTCATTGATTCGACTCTTGGCTCTAACATCGAGATCAAAGCTCCGACGACCCTGGATGCTATCATTCATCGTGTTATAAAAGAAATCAATATGACAGGTGTCAAGATTATCAATCAGGCAGGGAAGCTGGAGAAGTTCTCAGCTGGTGATATCGTTTCAGGCAACGTCGATGAGCCAATCTTCCAGTTTCTGCAAAAGTATGTACGCAAGCGCCAAGTCTTAATGACCACAGATGGTCTAGGCAATGTGGTATTGGCCCGAACAGGCTCAAAACAAGCAGGATGCGCTCTGCTTCACAAAGTCGATGATTCCCCTCTTCAGCCGAACAATATTCTGGATGCTGAGATGGAATGGGACGACACACAGCGTTTCCACCTCTACCGTATTCACTCGCAAGGCAACCCTTCGGGAGCTGGAAGCACAACAAAGCTTAGCAATAAAGAAATGGTAAGTCGCCAAGGCTCAACAATAGACCCTGAAATCAGAAGCACTCGTGTTCTGGATTTAATGGCAGAAAGCTCAACCGATTCTGCAACTTTGTTTGACAGAGCCGAATGGGAGGCTATCGTAAGGCTAGCCAGGGGTTTTAGTTACCAATGCACGGTGCAGGGACACACGATGGGCGATGGCGGGAAACCTTGGGAGCCTAACCTTCTGACGACTGTGTATGATGATTTTCATCTTATCCAAGACACTCTCCTAATCAAAGCTGTTCGATACTCATACAACTCGAACGGCACTCTGACGAATTTAGAGTTGGTTGATCCTGATTCTTATACGCCTGAGCCTATTAAAGAACATCAACGTAAAAAACGTAAAATTGGGCGTAAGAGAAAAGGCAGAACTGATAAGCTGGTTCGTGCTGTCCATAACTTCATTGAGGACACTTCTGATTAACATGATGAAGCACATTAAACGAGCGTTCCTAAGCTTGGCCGGAAGGGATGATTCCGATTTTCCGACATCTCAGGTTGAGTACAACGGAAAAGTAGCCGATACGGAAGTGCTCTATCCATACGGGCTTTACGGGAATGCTCCTGCTGGCTCCCTGCTTGTCATGATGCACATCAACGGCGAGGAAGAAAACAGAACAGCCATTGCAAGCTATCCTCAGATTCGATTCATGAATCTCAAAGAAGGGGAAGTTGCTGTCGGAAACCCAATGACTAAATCAGTCACTGCGTTTCGGGCCAATGGCGATATTGAAACTGTTTCTACGAACGGCGAGAAGGTCACGATTGCAGCTGACTCGACAACGACCGTGGCGGGGGGAAAGAGTGTAACTGTTGGAATTGACTACAATCTAACCATCGTGGGGATTCTTCGCCTCCTTCTCGGAGGGATAACGATTGGAACTCCAGAAGGCGGCGCGATTGATATCGATGGAACTGGCTCAATCTTGAACCTGAAGGGGAGCTACCGTTTAGGAGGAACAGGTGGGCAACCCATTGCAAGGGTAGGGGACACCGTAAGAGTAGGTGGTGTTGACGGAGTAATAACGTCTGGTAGCGGGGCGCATACGGCGACTTAAGAATCATTCATAAGATTCCATATTTTTTGGTAATTAGCTGGATTGCCGACGAACTCTGCGATATCTGGAGAAACGCGCACACGAACTGAATTCTTGATTCCTGGTCGTCCGGCTCCTTCACGAGCACCGCCCCAATTGCCACTTCTTGGGGGAAGTTCCTCGTTCATCTGGTCATACATGGCTAATTCCATATCGATTGTGAATTGCTCTAAATCAGGGACTTCACTCATACCTCGCAGTCGCCAAATTCCAGAATCAGAGTGTAAAACATCGCTTTGCGGTGATTGTCCAGGATGAGATCAATCATCTTACGAACGGCATCCTCAATAGGATCTTCGCTTGCGGGGCCACGAAGCTCCTCCATCCTCTCCTGATAGTGCTCTTCCAGACGTTTTATTTTTCGTTGAACAAGAAAATCATCAAGATATCCAGACATAGCACCCCTTTCTTTGCGTCGCACTATACCACAAATCCCATAGCACCGCAATTTATTGTTACAATAAGTATAGGAGTGTTCAAGTGGCTGGGTTTCTGACTGACGTTAATGATTTTTTGTTTGCACGAAATGAATCGGGCATCTTTGACCTTGTAATTGAGGATGGTCAATTTAAGACCGTTGACAGCTTCGACACGGCCCTTCAGATGTCTATCTATAGTGATAAACGTGCGGCAGACTCAGAGGTCGCTCAGCCTCAATTAAGACGTGGATGGATAGGTGATCTTCTTCTTTATCGCGACGGTTATCAACTTGGTTCAAAGCTTTGGTTGCTTCAGCAAGCCCGAAGCACTCCCTCAACGCTTTCAAAAGCGATTGATTACATCCGTACAGCGCTCACATGGCTCTTAGATGACAATCATGCCAAAGACTTAAAAGTTGTTGGCTCCTGGAACATGATTAATGGTCAACGTGACGGTGTGACGATTACAGTTAATATAACCTATATAAACAATCAAGTGGAATCTCTCTACTTCAAGCTCTGGCAGAATACGGGCATCCTGGATGGGAATTTCTCCACAGAGCCAGAATTCTACCTCCTTACCGAATCTTACACTTACATCGATCCATATACGGGCAACAGTGTTTTCGTTCCAGGTGGAAGATTCCTCCTGGAAGGCGATCTCGAAGGTGGCTCTCTGCTTCTGGACGAACGCTAATTTGCAAAAGGGAAAATAGATGGCAGTCAATGATACAGCACCATCAGGCTTACCGCCAGCGAACGCGCTGCAAGGCGCTGAGTTCATGCCTATCACTCAAACTGGACAAAGCCGTTCGGCTACTCCAGCTCAGATGCTTGTTTACTTTTTAACAAATATCAACTCTGGCGAGATCCCTGAAAACGGCAACCTCTATTTCACGAACGGACGTGCGGATGCGCGAGTAAACCTTCACGCCAACAGAACCGACAACCCTCACGCTGTCACAAAGGCTCAAGTGGGCCTTGGCAACGTTCAGAATATTTTGTCCAATTTATCCGCAACGACCGATCCCACAATCACTAACGACTCTTCTCAGGGCTATTCTGTAGGCTCTATCTGGATTAACACCTCAACAGGTAAAGCTCTTATCTGTGCTTCTTCTACAGTCGGGAACGCAAGTTGGACAACCCTGTCTACAAGCGGTTTAACCAAAGCTGACATCGGTCTAGGCAACGTAGAGAACATCGCTATCTCCACTTGGGTGGGTAGCAGCAACATCACAACTGTTGGTTCTGCGGCGGTGACAAGTCATGTCGGTGAAATCAACCATGATGCTTTGCTGAATTATGTTTCTGCAAAACACGTTGACCACTCTTCGGTTCACATCAACACTGGAACAGGTTTAAGTGGCGGTGGAGACATCACCACAGATAGAACAATCAGTTTCAACCTCTCTGCATTAACAGCAATTGGTGCCGTCAACATTGATGCTGCCAATGATCCAATGGTGATCTTTGATGTTTCTGCTGGTACACACAAAAGCCTAACAGTATCCGACATCCTTTCTCAAGGCTCTCAATTGGTTGTACCAAAGCGCAACTCGGTTTTAAACTGCTCAAGCGACTCTAACAACTACCCAAACTATCTAAGTGGTTTGACACAAGGTTTCTCTGTTCTGGCGACTCTGGGTGTCCCTCTTGTATTGTCATTTGCGAACGGTTTCAATGCTCAAGGCTCTATCGATAAGGTGTTCTACGGCAACTCAAACCGAAACGTGCCTATTGTTCCAGGTGTTACAAACTATCTGAGCATTAAAAGCAATACTGGTTTTACCTCTTATAACGATTCAGAAGACGCAAGCATCAAGCCAGTCTATGACCGTAAGTTTGATATCAAGAATGCGTCTTTGCTGCACTTTGAAGGAAGCGCTGCTGATGACTATGCGAATGGCTGGACAACTGGAACCGCTGGTGCCACGACCATCATCGACTCATCTCAGTTCAAGTTCGGCACTCAATCTTTAAAGCGCCCTGCCGCTGCTACTGATTGGGGTTTAAGTGGAACATTCAATCCTCCTGCTCCTGAATGGAGTGTAGAGTTCTGGCTATATATGCCTTCCCTGGCAAGCGCAAACTTATTCAGCATCGTAAACGCAGCCGGATCGAGCAACGGTATTAACGTTGCCATGTCTTCGGGTGGCGTTATCTCCGCAACATTGACAAGCGATGGTACGACTGCAATCACCTCAACCATTGGCTCTGCGGGTACTGCCGTTGTCGGAGCTGCTGTCTGGAATCATATCAGAATCAACTTCAATGGTGAATCGTACACAGTATTCGTAGGAGGGAAAGTCGCTTGGTGTTTAGTTACTACCACTCGCGTGTGGACAGGTGCTATCCTCTGGCGCTTTCTCAACTCTACGGTTGATATGTGGATGGATGAACTTCGTATCCACAATGGCTTCTGCCGTGCTGGTACAGGTGTTGTTCCTTCAACAGGCTATGCTGTCGATGCTGTTTGGTACGACACGATTAATGCAATCTGCTATCAAGGTGGCCCTGGAGCCTGGAACGTCGTTCCTCGCTCATACTACGGCGAAGTGAAAGCCAATTACTGGAACTCTTTGCTGCACTTTGACAGCGCTGTAACGACAGACACCTTCGGACAGAATTGGGTGAACAACGGAAGCGCAACAATCTCATCCACAACTTCCAAGTTTGGTGGGAACGCTCTCTTCCTGGGAACCAGCTTAAATAAATACCTTTCAATCAAAGATCCATTGCTTAATTCATGGACAGGCTTATTTGATCTGGACTTCTGGTTCAACAGCACCACCATCACTGGCACACAGACAATCTTTGATTGGACAAACGCTGGTGGATTCGGTCTAAAGGTTCAAATCAACAGCTCTGGAAACTTGGTTCTGCTCGGCTCAAGCAACGGGACAACCAACGCTGCGTTGACACAAACCATCACTACAGGTGGTGGCTTACCTTGTGTTTCAAACACTTGGTATCAGCTCGCTATCCGAAACGATGGAACCAACATTAAATTCTACATCAACGGCACAACCGTGTACACATACTCTGGGGCGGCCCTGACTATTCCCGACACAATGTTCATCGGGTGTTCTCGCGCTGCAAACGATGGATTGCAAGGCTATATCGACGAGCTGAAAGTTCGCGCTGGCTACTCTGAAAAGACAGGCGACTTCACATCGCCATCTTCGGCTTACTCAGACAGTAATAACTTCACCGTCACATCCTCAATTACCCACTATAACCAACTGTCTCAATACGACGATATTGTCTTCACTCCTTTAACAGGGAAGACAGGAGCGACCACACAATTCTTCCACAATATTGGCAGTAACAAACTCAAGTACTCGTACTACCTCCAAAACATTACTCCTGAGTTGGGTTTCCAGGCAGGAGAAAAAACAAATTATTTGGGTGCTGGTGCGCCTGAATTCACCACAGATACACACAACCGTTCAAGCGTTACATTGCCTTCGACGGTGAACGTGGTTGCTAAATCGAACGCTACTGTAACAGCCATCACAGCGGCGAATTGGGCATTGGGCGTAAAAGTGGAAAGAGATTTCTAATGAACAAACCCAAAGTGCATACGTGTGCACTTCACGGAGGTACTGATGACTATCTCCTTTCCTAATTCACAGGACGATGTAAAAAATCGTGCTCTAGCAGATTTTCAGGATGAGTTGCCAAAGGCTGGCCCGTTTCTGAGAAACAACTTCGTCTACGCGATGATTATCGCTTACTGCGCTCGTGTTTTCGACAACTATCAACTCCTGAAGCAATTAATGAAGCAGCTCTTTCCAGATACTGCCGATGGTGACTATCTGGCACGTTGGGGCGGCTTTGTAAATGAAACGCCTATTGGATCTACAACTGCTTCTGGCAAAATTACCGTTACAGGATTAATCGGTTCAATTCTTCCAGATGATGCTCAATGGCAGACAGCAGACGGTACACTCTATAGTCTAAGCAGCACAGGAACAATCGCGGGGCAGACTTTCCAGCTTTCTTCCTTAACAAGAAGTGGAAATACCGTTACTGCGACAACCGTAACGAATCACCCTCTTGCGAGTGGAGTTTACGTCAATATCAAGAATGCCGACCAGCCTCAATACAATGGGGAATTCCTGGTTACAGTAACTTCCGAAAACTCTTTCATTTATACCATCGACGGAACACCCGCAAGCCCAGCAACATCAGCTTCAGGCCTACTCGGTTATTACGTCGGTGCTAGCGTTACCATTGAATCCGTAGATAATGGCGATGCAATGAACCTGGAAAATGGAACATTGCTGAGCCTTGTCACATCCGTTTCTGGCGTGGATACCAATGCGTATGTTCAATATGCTGGAATCGTAGGCGGGATTGATGAGGAGCTGGATGATAGATACCGTGAACGTGTCATCTATAAATACCAGAACCCAATTGCTCCATTCAATGTTGCCAATATCGTATCGACGGCTAAAAAAACGATTCAAGTGGATCGTGTTTTTGTTGAATCAAACACGCCTTATATTGGCGGCGTTACCGTTTACTTCACAGTCAGTAGAGATAACATATTACCCACTAGTGCGGATATTGCCCAGGTTAGAGCTAACCTGTTGTCTATTAAGCCAGCCAATATGATCGACACCGATCTTATTATTGCGGCTCCGACTCCAGTCGTTGTCAACTTCCCGATTGCGGGTTTGAATCCGAATACAATCACGATGCAGCAAGCTATCAAAGATAGCCTCTCAGTGGCCTTTGCTGAGTCCGTGGACGAGGGCGTGGACGTTCCCGCAGCTCTATGGACATCTGCTA